ATGATCTTGAAGCGTTGGAAGATAGTAGTGAAAATAGCAGTGGTGGATGGTATAATCCAATGGTTGTTGAAGGAGCATATAAGATAAAACAATTTGAAAAAATACCTGCACTTGGTTCAACAACGGTGTTTGTAAGGAAAGCGTATTTAACTCAATGGGCATATAGATGAGATTAAGTAGAATAGGAAGCGGTAGTCCTGTAGGAGGAGTAATTCGAGTTAAAGAATTAACTCAGGTTTTGACAAGGCTCAACCAGGAGATTGGTAAGATTGAGGGTGCAAGTCAAATAGGATTAATTAGGGCTGCTGATTTGATACATAAAGAAACAGAAAAAGGAGCTTTTAGAGTTCCTATTGATCTTGGTAATTTAAGGCATAGTTTTTTTACTGTGACTGCAAGTGCCAAAATTGGCAAAGGTGGAGGGAAAAGCAGGACACCTGAAGGACGAACAGCAATGTTTGTTGGCCCTAAAGCAGGGGAAATAGCTTCAGGACATACTAATATGTTAACAGAAATGATGGGAAAAGCAAAAGCATTATCAACTATGAGTAAAGGTCCGTTTCTTATTATGGGGTATTCTGCCAATTATGCTATGTGGGTGCATGAAATGATGGGAATGAGTCCTTTAAAAAAGAATAAAAAAGGAGAAATGGTTGCAAGAAGAGGAGGACCCAAATGGTTTGAAAATGCTATCAAAAGTAAACAGGGCGAGATATTAAAGATAATACAAAATAATGCTAAAATAAGATGAATTTTTAATATGAGTAGTGAATATTTTATATATAAAATTATTAATAAAATTGATGGTAAATTTTATATTGGTTCTACTTGTTCTATAAAAAGGAGATTTAGAGAGCATAAATTGCATTTAAGAAAAAATAAACATCATTCAATTTATTTACAAAGAGCTTGGAATAAGTATGGAGAAGTGAACTTTGATTTTAAAGTAATAATGGAGTGTTGTAAAAAAGATATAATGGTTTATGAACAAAATTTTTTAGATATTTTACGTCCTTTTGATCATCAAATAGGATATAATATGAATCATATTGTTGATAGTAGAAAAGATAGAAAAATGTCTTTGGAAGCAAGAAAAAAGATGAGTATAGCTAAACGAGGAAAACCCAGTCCTAAAAAAGGAATGAAAGCGACAGAAGAAACAAAAAGAAAATTGTCAATAAGTCACTTAGGACAGGTTGCTTGGAATAAAGGAAAATCCATGTCTGAAGAAACAAAAAGAAAATTATCAGTAAATCATTCAGGGCAACCTGCTTGGAATAAAGGTTTAACAGGCGTTATGATTGCTTGGAATAAAGGAAAATTTATGTCTGAAGAAACTAAGCAAAAACAAAGTATTGCTGCAAAAAATAGACCTTCAAATAGAAAAGGAATGCATCATTCGAAAGAATCTATGTATAAAATGTCTATTGCCAAAAAAAAATATTGGAAATCTAAGAAAAAAAATTATGCAAACGTGTAGTTGGGATATAAAAGACATACTTGTTGCAAATACTGCACTTGGATTAGTTTATGCTACCAATCTTTTTGTAAACAGGGAACCTACAAAACCAGATAATACGGCTACAATATTTGATTCGTATGGTGGACCATATAGACTTACATTGGATAAACAAACTTATGAATATCCAAGTGTTCAGATACGAGTGCGAAATAGAAAGCAAGATGAAGCTTTAAGAATTATAAATAGTATATATTTATCATTACATGGCCTGGCACATGAGACATGGAATGATGCAGTATATGAAGTTATCTACTGTTCTGGTGGACCAGCTTTGCTGGATTGGGATGATAACGATAGGTGTAGATTTATTATTAATTTCAACATTCAGCGTAAGGCTGGATAGAAAAAGGAGGTAAAACAAATGGCAAGTAACGCTGTATCCGGGGTAAGCACACAATTTCGTAGGTGGAATGGGGCCGCATGGGCCGATCTCGCTGAAATTACAAGTATCACCGGACCGACTATGACCAGAGATTTCATTGATGTAACATCATTGGATTCTACTGGAGGTTATCGGGAATTTATTACAGGGTTCAGGGATGCAGGAACTGTTTCTTTATCCATGAACTTTACTCGTGATACTTATGAGGCTTTTAAGGATGATTTTGAAAGTCCTGATCTTCATTATTATGAGATATGTCTTCCTGATGCCGAGAATACGACACTTGAATTTGCCGGATTGGTTACTGAAGTTCCGATAACCATTCCGACAGATGATAAAATTACTGCAGATGTAACCATAAAGATTAGCGGTTCTGTAGCTTTGAATTCAGGCACAGCCGCTGAAGCACCATCGTAGTAAATTAAAATTAGATTCTAATCAAGGATTTTTATATTTACAAATAAATTAATAAATACTAATCATGGGAGAATTATTAAGTCGTAAGAGATTACTTGAAAAAGAAGAGCTTACAATCGTAAAGGTTGAATTTGAAAACGGAGATTTTGTTTTTGTCCGTCAAATGACTGGACATGAACGAGATACTTTTGAACAATCGCTGTTAAAAAAGAACAGGGATGCAAAGGGGGTTATAACAGGATATGAACAAGCTACGGAAGATTTCCGTGCAAAACTTGCTGTAGTTACCCTTTGTGATGAGAAGGGAAATCTTTTACTTCAGCCGGGAGATTATTTGTTGCTGAGTAAAAGTATGAGTGCAAAGAAACTTGAGAAGATTATTAATGAGGCACAAAAGCTTAATGCAATAACAGAAGAGGATAAGGAGAATATAGTAAAAAACTTAGAAGTCGGCCAAGCCGACAATTCCAATTCCGACTCTGCAGAGAATTAGGTTTTGCTCATCCAAGATATTTACTCGATAAGTTAACAGCTTATGAGTTGGCAGAATGGGAGGCGTATGATAGATTAGATCCCATTGGTGAGTGGAGAGATGATTTCAGGATGGCAGAACTTGCGTCACTTATTTTAAATATTGCTATTAGATGGGGAGCAGGTAAGAAGCAAGTCAAGTTAACTGAAATAACAGATTTTATGCCACAATGGGATGTAACAGCTCCAAAGGGGATTAAACAACAGAGTGTTGAAGAGATGAAACAAGTTTTTAAAGATATAATGCAAGCACAGAATCAAATAGTAGGAAGGAAGAAAAGGGTAGAGCGACCACCTGCTAATTTAAGGAGGAATAAAGATGGCTGATTTAGGAACATTGACAGTTACATTGGGTGTAAATGCTGCAGGATTGCTGGAAGCTGAGGCAAAAGTAAAGCAATTTGCTGGTAATGTGCAGAGGACTGCATCTAAAGTAGGACCGGCTTTACAACAACCTTTTACTGCATTTAGTAAAAGTGCTATTGCTTCTCTTGCAATGACTTCTCAACGATTCCGTACTTTTGGTTATTTGGCTTCTGCTGCTATAACAGCTCCAATGGTACTTGCAGGAAAGTCTGTAATGAAAATGGCAAGTAATTATGAATTTTCCATGCAGAAGATTGTTGGGCTTACAGGCACAGCTCAAAGCGTGGTTAATCAATGGTCGGATGATATTAAGAATATGGCCAAGGAGTTTGGTCGTCGTCCACAGGAATTGGCTGAAGGTTTATATTTTATTGCCTCTTCTGGTATTGAAGGAGCACAGGCTTTGGATGTACTAAGAATGTCAGCAAAAGCTGCAGCTTCAGGGTTGGGAGAAACACAAGTAGTTGCCAATTATCTTACGTCAGTTCTTAATGCTTATCGTGGAACAGGATTAACAGCAGCTTATGCAACGGATGTTTTAGTTGCTGCAGTAAGGGAAGGTAAGGCAGAAGCAACAGGTTTTGCATCTGCTATGGGTTCTGTTACTCCTATGGCATCATTGCTTGGTGTTTCTATTGATCAGGTTGCAGGATCAATGGCTGCAATGACTCTTATGGGTTCTTCTGCAGCACAGTCGGCAACATATTTGCGTGGTATGTTTAATATACTTATGAAGGAAACCAAGCAAGGAGTTGATGCAATGGATGAAGCCACAGAAGCTCTTGGACAGATGAAAACATCTTATGCTGATCTTCGTAAAATACTTCGTGAACAGGGGATTATTGCTTTGATGGAAAAGATGAATGAATTGTCTGCTGCCTATGGTGAAACCCTTGTTGCTAAGGTATTTCCAAACATTCGTGCTATGAATGCTGTATTGTCATTATCAGGAAAGAATATGGAATACAACACCAAGATAATGAAGGAAATAACTAATTCAACTGGATCATTGGGAAAAGCATTTACTGCGGTAGCTGATACTATTAAGATGAGATATGACAAGGCCATTTCATCTATGCAAATATCAATGATTAAACTTGGGGCGTCCGTTGCCACTGCACTCATTCCTATGTTGGAAGGATTGGTAAGGTGGTTGGATAGAGTTGCTCAATGGTTTGATTCTCTTACAGATGCTCAAAAGAAGAATAAGATAATGTGGGCTTTAGGTGTTGCTGCAATAGGTCCTGTCAGTATGGCTTTAAGTGTATTGGGATATATTGTTGTAGCAGTAATGGGGGGAATTAATCTTTTAACAAAAGCAATAGTAATTCTTAATGGTGCTTTGTCTGTACTTGGCATTACTACATCAAGAGTAGGAACTAAGTTTATGATACTAAGGAAAATTGTAAATTTAAAAAATTTCTTTGGGAGTGCTGCAAGATTTGTCAAGAATCCTTATATGCTTGTTGCTGCTGGTGCAGTTGCAGCTACTGTGGCTGTAGGTAAGTATGCAAAGAAGATTAAGCAAATAGCATCTGATAATGAACTTTTCAATAGAACGATGGTAGATGTTAATGGCACTATGAAAAAGTTCAAAGATTTAATGAGTACCGATTATGAAGAAATGTCATTAGATCAATTAGTTAAAGGAAGAGAACAGGCTCGAAAGGTATGGGAAGATGCATATAAACTGTATGATCAATATAAGAAAAATCTTGATGCTCCAATGCAAAGCAATCGTAAGAACGAAAAATTAATGGAGGATCAGGCAAAAAAAGTTGAATTTGCAAAAGAGGCATATGATGCTCTTGGAAAAACTATTGAAGATTATCAGGCCAAATTCTCTGCTGATAGATTAATGGAAGAACAAGATGCACAGGAAAAAGTAACTGTGGCTATAAAAGAAAGAAATGAGGCTCTTGAAAAAGTCTGGAAAACAATGTTGGCTGATATTGTAGCTTTGGGAGAAACAGCAAAAGTGTATGAAACATTGGGTAAACCATTTGATTTAGTAGATGAAAAGGCAAATTTGTTTTTAAAGACAATTGAAACTTTGGTTGGGGAAGAGTATAAACTTAAATTTGATTCTTCTCAAGTTCAGACATTAATAGGATGGTTGAAGAATTTGAATGTTGATTTCTCTAAATTAGGAAAAGCCACAAAAGAATATAATGCTACTCTTGCTGCAATTGATATGAAGAAGTTACTGCTTGGTCCTTCTTTTGATGCTGATACAGAAAGGTTAGAAGCATATCAAAAATATCTGGATGAAATTATTGAAAAATTATCTAAGAAAAAACCAGGAGAAATAACATTAATTGATAAGCAGCAAATAGAAGAACAAATTAGACTTATTGAGGAAGTAAGAAAACGGATCGATGCCACAACAGATAGAAATACACTTAAATTATTACAAGCTGAGGCTGATGCTTTTGGTACAATAGCAGGGCAGGTAGAAGTCCTTAATTTTGCTGTACAAGCAGAGGAAAGGGCTTTACGCAGTATGTTAAGAACTTTTGTTGAAGGGTCTAAAACTGGTGAGATTGTTACTTGGGAGCAAATTCAGGATGCAACAAAACGAATTCAAGATTTAAAGAAAGCTTATGTTGAGGCACAAAATGCAATGGATTTACGCTTCTTGTATGATATGGATAATGCCTTGCACAATGTTGCTACAGGTGCTGATGTGTTATCAGGTAGAATAAATGCTTTGCAAAATACCTTGCAAATAATGTCTGAAAATGGACAGGGATCAACTGAGCAATTCAAATTATTAGCTACGGAAATGCAGAGATTTACCAATGCACAAATTGCAGTTGATATGCTTTCTGGTGCTTTTACTGATTTATTTCAAGGAGTGATTGATGGAGGCAAAAGTATGCAAGAGATACTTACGGGAATATTAAAAAATATTATGAATGAAATTATTGCTATGATTTCTAAGTTAATAGCAATGAGAATAATAATGGCAATGTTTCCTGGTATGGGGGGAGCATCAGTAGGAGCAAAGGCTTTAACAGGTTTGAATCGTATGCCTGGTTATACCGCCCCTATAATTGGTTTGGCTCAAGGTGGTATAGTGCCTCCAGGTTATCCCAATGATTCATTTCCTGCAAGGCTTACATCCGGTGAAGCTATTTTACCATTACAAAATCTTAATAAATATGAATTTAATAAACCTACAGTGGCAGTATTGGAGGGGGAAGTAATATTTGAAATAGCAGGAGAGAAATTGGAAGGGTTATTGAAAAAACGAAATAGGAAAAATTCAATATACTAATCATGGTTTATGGACTTAGGTATCAATCAGATTTTTATAATTACTTTGCAAAACTTGTTTCTATTAAAATCTATAAGCAGGATTATGCTGACTCAGTAGAGGATGATTTGCGAGTATCTCAAGTAATTATAGAGAATAAATACGTTGATGATAATACTCCTATTGTAGGTAAAGGAGCAAAGATTATAATAATAGCGGATTCCTCTGATATGTCTTATTTGGAGGATTTGCTTCTTTCATATGAACGTCAATTTCTTTGTACGATTGAATATGATGGAACAGTAGTATTTCGTGGATATACTATTTGTGATATGAATGAACGTCAATTGTTACCGTATGCTGCCGTAACAGTTGAGTTTACAGACTATTTGCACCGAGCTGAAGGATATTATCCTCCAATATTAAAAAACATGGGGGGAGTGACCAATATATTTTCTCTTGTACAATCATTATTAAATAAAACCGAATTAGATTTTCCTCTTTACATAAATTCTACTTTATTTGAAGCGGATATGGAGACCAGTGCTGATGATACATGGTTGCCACAGACATGGGTTCAAAATAGTGTATTCTTTAGCAATTCGTACAATTATGATAATATATATGCTGCAATAAATAAAGCTCTTAAATCCTTTAGTGCCTATCTTTATTCTTATAATGATATGTGGATAATAGAAAGACAAGAGGATATGACTCGTGATGGTGATTGGGTAGAATACAATGCTGGGGAATTTGATTCTGATGAATCTTCTGGTGCAATACCTACTACGGGGATAGCTGTTCCAAGTTTAAAACAAGAATATAATAAACAAGCAGGGAATTGGGAATATGTGGATGAAAGTCAGATAATTGAGTATAACTCAGGTTTAAATACTTTAATTCTTTGTTTACAAGACAAGAAGGTGGATACGCTTGTATTTAATGATTGGCCTGCTCCTGATGATCTTTGGACTACTCCGTACGCAACACCAGCAGCAGGAACATTGGAATACAGAGAATGGTATGTGCATGATCAACTTACTGATCTTTCAAAAGGGGAGGATTCTCACGATATTTCTCGGTTCATTCATTATACAAATAATACTTACGTTCAAGGTTTATATTATCAATTCGCTGTATATTTTAATCAGGATTCTGATAATGATACTATTTTACAGGTAAAATACTCTATGTCCTCAGATAAGTCAACTATTGATACATGGAAATGTCAGCTTACCTTTCTCATTCGATTAGACGGAGGAGTATATGATGGAGCTTTTATGACTGTTGGGGGAATAAATTCTGCTTATGATCCTCATGGAGCATATAGTCCCTATACTGGAATCAATATTTATCCCAGCGATTATTTATTTTATAGTAATCCTGGTTGGTATTGTACCAACTGGGAAGTTTTGGATGTTTCTAATGGGG